TATTAGTAAAGTAATTGGAAGCACTCCAGATTCTACTAAAATAAGTAATACAAGTTATAATAATGGAATTTATTCATATGTGACGTTTGAAGACTTTAGTACTAATATAGCAAATGGATATGGTGTGACAGTTCCTGGAGGGTCTATTACTTTATTAGGAACTGCTACTAATAACTATACTACCGCATTTTCAGTAACTAGCTCTGCATATCCTAGTTTTTTAACAGCATCAAGCGGATGGTCATCTACTCCGACTGCTACTCAAAATTGGGCATTAGATTCTGAAATATTTATAGCTACGTTAACGACAGCATCTATAAAAGCAGCAATGCCAATAGAGTCATTTAACTTTATAACAGGATCTCCTCAGTATTTAAATATTGGATTAGAAACAACATCCAATCCAGGTATATTAAATGCATCATATTATGATTATATTCCAACATTAACTACTTATAATTCAGGCTCAGGAACATTTACTATGTATTTAAGCGGTGATATAGTATGGTTTGCTTATCCTAATACTACATATAACATTAATCAAAATAGCTTTCCTTTCCTAGGAACAATAACTCCTACAAAAGTAGTATATCCTGTAGTTTCTGGAAGTAATACTCCTGCATCATATATACCTAGCGTAACAGTTTTAACGTCATCATATAATGTAACGTTCCCTGATTATAATCACGCTTCTACTCCATGGATTACATCAGGTCTTAATGGTAGCAATGTTAAAACAACTCAAAATTTATTTAAAGTTCATCATTTAAGTGACGGTAATGATACTAATACAGATGTTAAAATTAGCATTACTAACTTAAGAGAATTTAGCTCTGGTAGTTATTCTACATTTGATTTATTAGTTAGAAGCTATAGCGATACTGATAACAGACCTAGTATATTAGAACAATACAGAGGATTAACATTAGACCCAGATAGTCCTCAATATATTGCTCGTGTAATTGGAGATAAGTATAAAGAATTTGTTACTTCAACTAATAAAGTTGTTGAGTATGGTAATTACAATAACGTTTCTAAATACGTAAGAATAGAAATGGATCCTGCAGTAGATTCAAAAGCTGTAAGCGAAACTTTATCTCCTAGAGGATTTAGAAAACTAAAACAAACGTTTATTGGATTTACAAATGCTAATATGCCTCCAGCATCTTATACAGTATCTCAAAATGATTCTGATCAATCATATGTATCTAATAGATTTTTAGGATGGGATTTCGGAGCAGTAGATAATGCTAATTATCTAAAAGCAATTCCTACATCAGCATCAATTGAAGTATCAGCAATTAATTCAGATTTTATTGTTGATCAATTCGTAATGCCAATTAATTCAGGATTTACATATACAGGTAATTTAAAAGAAAGAGTTGATATCACTGGTGTTACTGGCCCAACTGCTAATAACGTTCAGTTTACAGTTCCAATGCAAGGTGGTTCAGATGGTATGAGTCCTGCTAGAGTTAAATTAGCTGGTGGTGATATTACTGCTACAAATTCATTCGGATATAACTTATCAACCGCAACATCAAACGGAAGTGTTAAATATACAGATGCATTTGATATGCTTTCAAATCAAGACGAATATGATATTAATATGTTATTAGCTCCAGGTGTTATTAGAAGATTACATCCATATGTAGCAAATTATATGATATCAACAGCAGAAGGACGTCAAGATACATTTGTAATCGTTGATAATACAGCTAAAGGAGATAATATCGCAACAGCAGCAAATCAAACAGCTAATATGGATAGTAATTATGCTGCGACATATTATCCTTGGATGCAAGTATTAGATGCTTCTATTAATAAGCCTATTTGGGTTCCACCAAGTGTATTAATGCCAGGAGTATTAGCTTATAATGATTCAGTAGCAGCAGAGTGGTATGCACCTGCAGGTTTAAATAGAGGTGGTATTACAGATGCTATTAATATTGAAACAAAATTAAATCATTCAGAGCGTGATACATTATATGAAAATCAAGTAAATCCAATTGCTTCTTTTCCTAGTCAAGGAATTTGTGCATGGGGTCAAAAAACCTTACAACAAAAACCTAGTGCATTAGATAGAATCAACGTAAGAAGATTATTAATAACTGTTAAGAAATATATCGCATCTACTTCTAGATACTTAGTATTTGAACAAAATACCGCAGCAACAAGAAATAGATTCTTAAGCATTGTTAATCCTTACTTAGAATCAATCCAACAAAGACAAGGATTATATGCATTTAAAGTTGTAATGGATGACACTAATAATACTCCTGCCGTAATTGACAGAAATTTATTAGTAGGTGATATTTACTTACAACCGGCAAAAACTGCGGAGTTTATAGTAATTAACTTTAATCTAACCCCAACCGGTGCTGAGTTCCCTGCTTAATTTATAACATAAATTCTAACTTAACAAGAGCAGCTCTATATCTAAAAAATATAGGGCTGTTTTTTTGTACATACGATATTTATTATAAAAATCAATGGCAAAGAAACCAGATAAAAAATCTTCAACTAATATTAAAGCGTTTCATAAAAAAGCTAAGAAAAAGCGCTCGGGTATTGTTTCTAAAAAAAGAACGAGCAATAATAAAAAATCAAAATATTATAAAAAACCATATAGAGGCCAAGGAAGATGAAAAAACTGTTACTTGAATCATTAATAAGAGAATGTTTAGAAGAAATGGAATCTGAGCAAACAATGTGCAATTCATGTGCCATTAAATTTCTTCAAGAGCTTAAAGCCAATCCAATAATTGGAGAAGCTGAATATCAAGGAAGAAAGGTATCATTAGGAAAGCCATTCCTAACTCCAGGCGGCCCTAAAAAGCGTAGTGTATATGTTAAGAACGATAAAGGTAATGTTGTTAAAGTAAACTTTGGCGATCCTAACATGAGAATAAAGAAAAACATTCCTGCGAGAAGAAAATCATTCAGAGCACGTCATAAATGTGATACTGCAAAAGACAGGACTAGTGCACGTTATTGGAGCTGCCGCGCCTGGTAATAAAAATAAACATAAAAATAATTAATATGCCATACGAAATAAAAAAATCCGGAGAAGGATATAAAGTGTTCAAAAAAGGAACATCTAAAGAATTTTCAAAAGAACCAATGTCTTATAAAAAAGCAGAGGCTCAACTAAAAGCATTATATGCAAATGCTAATGAAGGTAAAACTAATACTATGAAAAAATCAGAGCTAACTAAAATGATTCAAGAAGTCATTAAAGAAGTATTATCAGAACAAACTAATACCACTCCAAAACATAAAATTATAGCTCAGTTAATGGGGCCTGACTTCTTTTTATCTAAGAAGCCAGAAAATACATGGGATGAAAAAGATCATGATGTATTTAATCGTATATCAAAAATGGCATCTGAAGAAGGTAAAGTGCCAAAAATATCCGAAGCAGATATGTTCGTAACAGGAGGTAGTATTAATCCTGAACTAAGAAAAAAAGTAGAGCAGTTCGTTAAAAGTATAGCTAAATATTATGACTACAGTATTGATGATGCTTTCTTAGCTATTATGACTATTCTTAAAGGCGGTATAGCTAAAGAAGGTGTAAGCGAGTCAGTAGATTATGATACGGCAGTAGCTTATCGTTTAACAGTTCCTGGAAATAGAGATGAAGCTATGATAAACATTAAAGCTTTATTAGATAACTTAACAACGGGTAAAAGCAAAAAATTTCCAGAAGTAAAAGTAACTATGCTTCCATCAAAAGGAAATCCAAATGATCTTATACTTAAATTAAATGGGCCTGGAGCATTTTCAATGTCTAAAGATATTAAAGCTCGTCCTGAATTAAAAGGAGTTAAGATCTCAAAATATACTCCACAACTAACTAAAATATCTTAAGTCTAACGAACTGTATTATTAATCAATGGAAAGTATATTAAATATCATATCTAGTTCATTGCCGGCGTTCTTAACCGGGGTTCTAGGGCCTATATTAATATTAATAGTAAGGCATTATCTTCAAGAACATAAAAAGACTAAAGACCCTATTAAAGATGCTGCAGCAAATGGAGAAATTATTTGTAAAGTATTAGATCAAATCTTAGATGAAACGGATTTAGATCGTGTATGGATAACTCAATTTCATAACGGAGGACATTTTTATCCTACAGGTAAATCTATTCAAAAGTTTTCAATGATTTACGAAGCAGTAACTGCTGAAGCAGAATCAATAAGACATAACTTTCAAAATATACCAATAAACTTATTTAGTAAATCTATTAATAGACTTTTAGATCATGACAAAATTACTATCACTGATTATAAAAATGAAGAAATAGCTACTTACGGATTAAGATATTTAGCAGAAGAAACGAACTGTAAATCTTCATATATGTTTGCTCTTAAGAATATTGACGGCAAAATGATCGGAGTTCTTTCAGCAGAATCAATAAAACGTAAAAAAGAATTAAGTGACGAAGCATATGATAGTTTAAAGACTCATGCAGCTCAAATAGGTGTTTTATTAGATACGTTCTTACGTAAGAAATAATACATTAGTTTTTAACACTTAACAATAATTATAATAAATAACAAATTTAAACATATAATACTATGCCAGAAATTTTAGACCCAGCTGAAATAATGTTCCAGAGTTGGGAACCAAAACAAACAAATAGATTCTTTATGTATATTGAAGGAATTCCTTCTTTTATTATTAAAGCAGCAGGAAGACCTCAATTAACATCGAATATTACAGTATTAGATCATATCAACGTAGACAGAAAAGTAAAAGGTAAGTCTCGTTGGCAAGATCTCACTATTACTTTATATGACCCAATTGTTCCTTCAGGAGCTCAAGCAGTAATGGAATGGATTCGTCTAGGACATGAAAGCGTAACGGGCCGTGATGGTTATAGTGACTTCTATAAAAAAGACGTTACATTTAACATGTTAGGTCCTGTAGGTGATAAAGTAGAAGAATGGGTATTAAAAGGTGCTTGGTGTTCAGATGCTAACTTCAATGAAATGGATTGGGCGAATGATGGAGAAGCTGTTACTATTACAGTAACTATTACCTATGATTATGCTATATTGAATTTCTAGAAATCTTTTCTTTAAGAATAGCAAAATCATTAGGTATTTTGAGATTTTTCATATATATTTATATTAAAATAAAGTATAAGTATATATGGAAAATCTTTTTTCATGTCCGTCCTGTAATAAAGAATTTACGACTTGGAACGGCTTAGCAAAGCATACATCTAGAAATCATAGCTTATCTGGTAAAGAATTAGTTATGAAATATTATAATATCATAGAAATTCCAAAATGTAAATGCGGATGTGGTACAGAATGTACATTTAATGCGGGACATTCTAAATTTAGAGAATTTGCTAAAGGCCATGCAGCAAGAACAAACGGAGGATTTTATTCTAAGAAAGGTAGTGATAAATCTGCCGAAACAAGAAAGGTTAGATTTAAATCAGGAGAAATTATTCAATGGAATAAAGGAAAATCATATACTCCTGAACAATTAAAGTCATTTCAAGAAGCTGCAATAAAGCCTGAAAGACGTAAAAAAATATCCGATGGATTAAAAGGCAAACCTAAATCACCAGAGCATATTAATAGTCTAAGGTTAAGTAGAATTAAATGGATGTCTGAAAACCAAACAAAATATGAAAGTAAATTAGAGACGGAATTCAAAACCATATTAGATGCTTTACAAATAAAATATAATCAACAATATCCAGTTAAGTATTATTGTTATGATTTTAATATTCAAGATACCAATATTTTAATAGAGACTGACGGAGATTGGTGGCATTGCAATCCTAATAAAGGGTTTATTCCATTATACGATTCTCAAATACATACCGTTTCTCATGATAAAGTTAAAAATGAATGGGCTGAGAAAAATGGCTATACTTTAATTAGATTTTGGGAAGATGATATAATGAATAATAGGGATTTAGTTATACAAAAATTATTAGACTTGAAAACCAACATTCGATAATATTTATAATAAATAAATTATGAATAAAGAATATTTAAAGCTAGTATCTTATTTATTACATTCAGCTACGCAAGTACATGTATTTCATCTTCAAACTAATTCATTTTCAGAGCATAACGCTTTGAATACATATTATGATGAAATCGTTGGCTTGACAGATGGCTTAATAGAATCATATCAAGGAAAGTATGATATCTTAAAAGGATATGAAAATTATGCTTTGAATGATTATGAAAATAATGCTCAGATAGTAAGATATTTTAAAGCATTAATGAGTACAGTAGAAGAATTAAGAGTATCAGTTAAAAATGATTCTTATTTACAAAACGAAATTGATAATGTTGTTGGATTAATTGCTTCGACGTTATATAAACTAAGATTTTTAAAATAACTAAAATGTC